TGAACGGTATCCTTGTTCGCCGTCCCATCCGCCTCAGCGATCTGGCGGTAGGACATGCCTTCGGCGCGCATTGCAGCCCACAGCTCACGGCGCTGATCCTTTGTCAGCTGGCGGCGAGGGCGTAGAGGGCGGAAGGGGGCAAGTTGCCCAAGTTGGGCATTTTGCCATCGAATAACCTGGCAACCTGAATGAAGCGATCTGCTGCGCTTGATGACATCCCGAACTCGCTTTCGATCCACGGCAGGAACTTGCCGTGAGGAAGGCGGGCCTTCGCCTCCGTCGAGGGGGCGGCCAGGGCGTAGAGGGCGCGGACGCTCAAATGCTGCACCGTGCGACATTCCAGCGTATAGGCTTCGGCAACACTCATGAAGCGATTGGCCGTAGCTCGATGCATCTCAGGAAACTCTTCCTTGATCCACGGCAGGAACTTGCCGTGAGGAAGGCGGGCCTTCGCCTCGATCAGGCGCTGGCCGATCACCAATGCGAATGACCGCCGTAGCCTGTATGCTCTCAATTTCCTGAGCAATTTCTTCGAGCTGTTCGGATGCATCGGAAATCTGTGCGCTGTGGCGCACACTTTGCATCTCATTCATATCGACGCTCTTCTGGCATTCAGCCAGCGCCGATCCCGCGCCGCCGTGCCCGTCTCCGTCTTTTCGCAGCTCTGTCATGACAGCGCGTCGAGCAATAGAGCGCGCCCGCACGCTTTGCTGGTGGCATCTCATTCCCGCACTCGGCGCAGCTACGCCCTGCAAATCGTTCGCGGCGCTGCGCCTTCGAACGCGCCCGCAGGCCGCATATCAGGCTGCAATAGATCACCCGCTTCTTTATCTCAGGCGATATCGCCGCCCCACACTCGGCGCAGATCCGCCCCTCGCGCCGCTCGCGCCGCAGCTTTTGCAGCCGGTGACCTTTGACAGCTTCCCGACATTTGCGCGAACAGTAGAGCGCTCCCATGCGCTTTGCCGGTGAGATCGGCCCGCCGCACCATGCGCAGGACCGGCCCGCCTTGGCCTCGAGCCGCGCGACCGTGAACAGCGCAGTCTGAGATGCGTTGCAGCATTTCGTTCCGCAGTATTTCCGATGAGACCTCGAGCCCGCTGGCAGCTCTTCGCCGCAGTGCTCGCAGAGGGCCCTCATATCGAGCGGATCGCCGTGCATATCGCCTTGTCCTCGCTCGCCTCCCGCAAACGCGCGAGTCGCGCATGCTGCCGGTCAGCGCAGATCTTGCTACAGAATTTGGTCTGGTCGCCGGTGAGCCGCTTGTGGCAGATGACGCACCGCGTTCGTGCGATCAGAGTCCCGGCCTGAATGGTCCACTCGCGCTGCCCCTCGTTCCAGCTCGGCCGCTCCGCATTGATCCGCCGCAGCGCCTCGGTCACCAGATCGCGCGCGGCCTGGTTTGCGATCGGCCAGGGCCAGCCCAGAAGGCACAAGGTCGATCGCAGCTCGGCGATGAACGCGCCCTCATAGGCGAAGAGAGAGGCTGTCACACCGTTCTGAAGGTCGGCCAGCATCACAATGGCCATGCGCCGCACGATCCGCGCGCGGTAGCGGACCCTGAATTGCTCGCGCCGCGCCATCCCTCAATGGCACGCCCGCCGCCGGGCGAGCCCGTCGAGCGCATGGAGAATGTCAGGGCCGCCCAGGTCCATGCAGGCCGAGACTGCACGCGCCCACTGGCACAGCTCTTCGCCCTTCACGCGCTGCGCCAGTGCGCCGAACGCGCCGCACGAATCCAGATTGACGCCTTGTCCGCCCCGTCGCTGCATCCGGTCGATTTCGAACAGGTCGCGCATCATCTGCATGTCGCCTCGGGCCGCCGCCGCAACGGCGAGATGAAACAACGCCTGCCCAAGCTCGTCGCGGGTCTCGTAGGCGTCGCGCATGTCGCGCGCGAGCTCGTCGCGGGTGGTGTCGGTGGTGTCGGTCATGTGGTTTCCTTTCTGTCAGTGCGCCCTCAGTCTGCGCCGCCCTCGGTTCACTTCTCAGTCGCAAATGGCGATCAGCGTCTTTCCGCCTGCCAATCCACCAGGCTCATGACGCGCTCGATCTCGCCCGGCTCGATCCCGGCCGCCTTGGCCGTGGCCAGTGCGCCGATGACCGCAGAGACAGACCGCGCCCGGCCGCCCGCGTCGTAAGCCTGAAGCGGTCTGAGCGTGTCGACCGTCACCTCGGCCCCCAGCTTGGCGGTGGCCTCCTCGGCGATCTGCATGGCGATCAGTTGCAAGGTCCAGGTCGCAAGGTGGCGCTGCGCCTCGCGCACCATCGGCCCCGTGGTGGCGTTGTAGAGAAGGCCGGGCAGAACTCCGAACGCGCCGCAGATCGCATCCCGCGCGGCCGCCAGCGTCTCCCTGGTCATCGCGCGCGAGAGATCCGGCGTCATGTCGGACGGCCGCCAGTCCTGCGCCGGGGCCGGGCCGCCCGCCGCCGTCACCTGGACACTCTCTCGCAAGAGCACGCGGCCCCGCTTGCCCCGGAACCCGCGCCCCAGCTTTTCCATGTCGGTGCCCGGCGTTTCGGGGAACGGCAGAACGCTGGTGCCGATCGGCGCATTCTCGAAGGTCTCGCCCAGGGCCGCCTCGACCGCGTGCAGCATCGACGCGGTGAGCGTTGCCCGGCGCAGCGGTGCCGTGCCCAGCCAGGGCGCCACCGGGTCGCAGCCGATGCGCAGATGCAGCACCTCGGCGGCCAGCGCCGTCATGGTGCGACCCCCGCCCGCCTCGGAGATCGACATGCGATAGGCGCGCGGCTGGCCGTCGCGGGTCGACAGATCCCAATCGGCGGCCGGCACAAGGCCCCGATCGGTGATCAGGAAAAGAGCCTCGCCCCTCAGCGCCAGAGACCGGCCCACAAGCGCCATGTCGCGCCGGGTGAGCATGTCGGTGCCCGTCACGTCCGCAAGGCTCAGAGCGTCGCTCCACAGGCTGATGCAGGTCTGCGCCGTGGCCGTCAGCTCGGCCAGCCCGCGCCGCCCGCTGATGTAGCTTTCGCGCGCCGCCATGATCTCGGCCGTGAAGCCGCTTGCGCTGGCCCGCGTCTCGGTTCGCGGCTCGGTCTCGCGCCGCCGGAAAAGGTCGAGAATGCCCATGCTCAGGCCCTCCTGTATTGGCGCAGCAGGTCCGCCGCGCCGCTCAGCTGCATCGCCATGGCAACCCACTTGGGCGTGCGGTCAAAATCGGTTTTCAGTGGCCCGGTTTCATTGGTGACACGTCCGGCGCCCTGGTGCCGCGGGCGCTCGGCGTAATACTCGGCCAGCCGCCGGAAAGCCTCCCAGACGCCCGCTGGCACCGTTCCCCCGCCCACGGTCGCCGTGAAGCGGTAGTGGCCATCACCGGGCAGCATGACGCCGCCCAGGGGCGACGGGTCGAGGCTCGTGGCAACGTATCCCGTGGCGCTCCAGACCTCTTGCGCCGTGATCGTCGCCGGTTTCAGATCGGGGACGAACTCACCGGGGCCCAGAACGATCCACACCACCTCGCGCTCGGTCCAGCGGTGCGCGATGTAGCTTTCGATCCGGTCCCAGATCAGAACGTCGTCGAGCGCCGCCGCCTTGTCGCTCAGAAGGCCCTCCGGCGTGTCGGGATAGGTCGCGGGAAACTCTTCCCGCCGTTCGCAGATCATCATATCGTCCATCACCGCCACCTCGCGGAATGATGCAGCACGGGCCGGATCACCTTGGCGGGCTGCCAGTTTCGTTTCTCGACCTCGATCTCGGTCTGCTTGAACGCGGGCCGGGTGACGATGCTGAGCTCATACAGCAACGCCTCGCGCACATGCCGGATCAGGGCGCCGCGCCGGGGATCCCCGTTCTCGTCAAGCGTGCCATCGTCGGGTTCCTCCTCGATGAATTCCGGCTCGGCCACGGCGCGCTCGGGCGGAATGCGAAACCCCGGCGAGACCCCGAACGCCAGCCCGGCGCCGATCTGAGCGATCACGTCCTTGCCGTAGCTCGTTTGCGCGATCTCTTCGGGCACATCCGCCGTGAAGCTGAGCGCATCGTCGGAGTCGGTGAGCGTCAGCGTGCCGGTGAGCTTCGATGCCAGCGGCCGGTTGTAGTCGTGGCCCACCAGCAGGTGGATTTCCTTGGTCGGATCCTCCACGCGGAACGCGAAGGCGCGCGGCTCGAAAACCTCTTTCCGCGGTCGACCGGTGCGCCCGCCGTCGCTGAGCGTTGCCGTCTTGCGATAGGGAAAGCGGCCCGCAAGCCGGACGCCGCCCCCGGATCGGCGGCGGACCTCGAGCCCGCCGCCTTCAAGATATGCCCCGAACAGCATCACTGCAGCCCCGTGAGCACCTCGAGCTGCACCGCCCGCGCCACCGTGATATCCATCGTCGCCAGCGCCGTGAGCCGCAGACCACCGGACGCCGCGTCGCTATACGGATCCCGGATCAGGTCCACCGCGCCCCAGGTCGCCACGAAGAACGGCGCGACGCCGCCCGCCGTGGTGGTCAAGAGCGCCTTGGTCACTTCGGGCGAGCCCGCCGGGGCCGCCAGCGCATTGCTCGACATGGCCACGTTGCCCGCCGGGATATTGCGGGTCAGGCGTTCCCATTCCGAAACCGCCGTGCCGGTGATGAGCGCATCGTCGAGATCGGACCAGACCTCGGGCCGGATCATCATGCGCACCGCGTCCGGGCTGCCCGCCGCGTTCGCCGTCATGAACCGCACCACCGCCGCCCGGAACGCCGCCCAGCTCGGTGCCGCGTCGATCGCGGTCTCGGTGATCCCGTAGGTCGCAGCGCCCGCGATGACGCCCAGCGGCTCGCCGCTCGAGCCCGCCCCCAGGAACGAAACCCGATCGACCTCTTGCGCAATCGCGCCGTTCATGTCGCGCCGCACCGCCTGCTCGAGCGCCGCGCCCGACTGTTTCAGCGCCTTGCGCGTGATCTTCATCTGGACGCCCAGGGTATGATCCGGGGCCAGCGGCTTGTCGGTGGTGGCATAGGCGGACGGCGCCGCAACGTCGCCCGTCTCGCTGGTCTGCCAGCCGACAGACGCGCCAGACGTGGCCACGGGATACTCGGCCTCGCCCTGCGCGATATTGATCATCTGGGCGCCCATGCGCGCCGCCACCGATGCCGGGAAAAGCCGGTCAATGATCGGGCGGGTCTGCACCGGGTCAGGCGTGCCGCTGGCCACCGTCTCACCGGCGCGCGTTTCCAGCGCCTGCCACGGCACCGGAATGCCCTGATAGGCCCCTTGGCTTCGCAGCTCCTGCACGATCTCGGCCGTCTCGCCGTCGAGCTGGTGGCCGTGGTCCAGAGCCATCGCGACCTGCCGCACCTCGAAGCGGCCCAGCATGTCGGCCCACTCGCGCGAGTCACGGGTTTCCAGATCGGCCCCGGCCTCGCGGCGTTCCTGGTCCTCGGCGATGAGGGCCGCGCGATAGCGGGTTTCATTCTGGCGATACTCGGTATCGAGCTCGGCCATCTGCCGGGTTTCGGCCTCGTCGGGGTTTTCCTTCCCGACCAGTCCGGCCAGGGTCTGGCGGATCTCCGATTGCCGCCGTTGGATTTTCACAGATTCCAGCATGTCATTCTCCTATGTTGCCAGATTGTTCTCGCCGCATTTCCGCGACGATCTCGCGCCATTTCCGGCGCTCCGGGCTGAGCTCGGGATGCCCGCACTCGAGCCGCGTTTTCCGCGTGTGGCAGGATGCGCACACGGTCTGTAGGTTCGTGAGCTCGAAAGCGAGATCGGGCCGGTCGCGCACCGGCCTGACGTGATCGACCTCAAGCCGGTGACGGCTGCCACACTGGACGCAGGCCCAGCCGTCGCGCCGCTTTGCGGCCATCCGCAGGGCGGGCCAGCGACGATCCCGGTAAACGTGCGCACCGTGGCGCTGAAACCTCATGCCCATAGCAGCGCGCCCCCTGCTTTCCGGGGCCGGGCCGCCATGCGCGATGCCTGCGCCACCGCCAGCACCGCCGCGGCCGCCGCGTCGATCCGCTGCGTGCTCTTGCCCTTGGCCAGTTTCGCGTTGCCCGCCGGGTCGATCAGCGTCACCGCGCCCTCGAGCGCAGAGCGCAGCAACAGGGACGGCGCGGCCGATATGCGCCGATCGAAGGCCCAGCGGCGAAACCGCTCGATATCCTCGGCCCCGTCCTTCCATCCGAACCCGCGCCAGATCACCGGCGAACGGATGCCCGCCGCGTCGAGCCCTTCGGACAGCTCAGAGGCTTTGAAGCGGTCCGCGCAGATCGCGGCCACGGTCTCGTTCTCGACGTGCCGCAAGACCTGGTCCACCCACGCGGCCACCGGCACCGTGCGCGCCCCCAGCACGCGCAGCTCGCCGCGCTGCGCCATCATCTGGTAGAGATCGCCGCAGTGATCCCGCGCGCCCCGGTCGAGCAAGGACGGATCCTCGGGAAACCAGCCCAGAGCCTCGAGCCGCCCCGTCTCGGGCCAGACGTAGCAGGCCGCCGACATGGATGAGCTGCCGCCAAGGTCGAGCCCGATCGCCACCGGCCCGGCCCGCGGCGGCAAGGTCTCGGTTTCGCAGCGCAGCCAATCCTCGGTCGTGATCAGGACGCCGCGATTCTCCACCGCCACGCGCTCGTTGCGGGTGAGGTTCCTGAAGCTCGCCAGCGCCGCCCCGCCTCGGGCCATCGCCCGCCTGGCCGCCGCCTGAAGATCCTCGAGTTTCGGCCCGATGCCCTCGGCGCTGCCCGGATTCGCGACCTTCAGGCTTTCCAGATCATCGGCGGGCAGGCCCGGCTCGGGCCGGTGCTCTTGCACGAAAACGCCCGGCTGAGGCTCGTCGATCCATCGGCTGAAAGCGTGCTGGTCGTGCGGCGCGCTGGTCGAGATCATCAACGTCTTGCCCCCGCGCTTCAGAGCGCCGGACAGCAGCGCATCCTCGAGCTCCTGCCCGCTGGCCTCGGGCCATGCCGCCCTTTCGTCCATGATCACCAGCGTCGGGCTCGCCCCGAGGATCGACGCACCCACCGCCGGAATGGGCCGGAACACATGCCCGCCGCCGTCGCCCGTGAACTCGATCCGGGCCCGTGGCGATCGGGTGAAGATCAGTTGCTCCTGGATGTCGGCGGGCAGATACCGCGCCAGAGCCTGCGCATACTTCATCGCGATGCCCGCCTGGTCCGCATTGACCGCGCCCACCAGCACCTCGCGCTGAGGCTCGGCCCGGCCGTAGGCGCCGATCAGGTGGCCCAGGGCAAGCCCGGCGCTGAGCATCGTCTTGCCGCCGCCCCGCGCCACGGAGAGCGCCGCAATCGACGTGTCGCGTTTCAACGCGCCCCGGATGAACCGCTTCTGGAATTTCGCCAGCCTCACCGGCCGCCCGGCGAGCGGCCCGGTCGGGATCCGCAGCGTCTCGAGGAACTGGATCGCCTTGGTCGAGCTCATTTCAGCACCTCGAAGGACCTTGAGAGCGAAACAAGAAGACCTCCTCCGTCGGCCCTCCTCTCCAAAAAATTCCGCGGCATTGGGACCAGAGCGGCGCTCATGTCACGCCTCCCGGCGCTGCTGCGCTATACTTGCGATCGATCCGGTCGCGCCATTTCTTGCCACTGTCATCGAGCGCTGGTGCTGCGCGTTTGTGAACCGCGCCGGATTTGCCGGAGGCTCCAACTCTTGAGTAGGATGGAGCATCATGAGCAAGACAACGAACAAGTA